AGATCTTAGGTAATCGAAAGTCATATATTAAGTAATCTCATCATAAGAATAAGTTAATTGGCAATCACTAGCAGCACTAGCTAAAGCTTCTATTTTAGTATCATGTGGAATATAAATAGCTGTATCTCTAGATACTAATACAAGTGTACTATCTGAAGGTACTGTTATTGTATAAGCAAGCCATCCTTTAAGTGTTCCACCTGCACTACCACTATTCCACGCTGTTAATTTAACTGAAACATCAACATCATTTGAACCATCAATATTAGTAGCTACTAAAGTATGTAATTTTATAATTGTAGTAGTAGCACTATCAGCTACACCTAATCCTGAAATAGCAGCTGTAGATGTTGTTAGTAACTGTGTACCTGTTTTACCTTCAATACCTGAAACATTAATTAAATTTACTGCCATATTTTATTCCTATCCAAATAAGTTTGCATATCCATATGCTTTACCATTATGTGCATTTTTATCTGCAGGTTGAGTAACAAAAACTTCTTGACTTCCTGAACATGTTATTTTAGTTGTATTTCCTGCAGAGGTTTGTAGTACAGTATCTCTAGACAATGTTGTGCCAGAAGCAGTATATGTTCCTACTCCTACTTCAAAATTATTACCATCTACAATACAATAGTAAGTAATATTGCCATCTCCAATATCTGCAAAAGAACGAAAGCCATTGGCAGCACCACCAAGCGTAAGTGTTCCTTGCCCTGTTGTACTAGATGTTTCTTTAATTCTGTCTTTTAAAATAAGACCCATTAAGAAATCCTTATAATAGAAGTATTATGCCCAGCTGAAGGAAAAGCAACAGTAAATGTACCATTATCTGATGACTGAGTACCACCTGTAAAAGCTATTACACATACAGCAGGATTATTAGTAGCTGAATCATTATAAATTATACAACCATCTGCATCTATTGTAGCACTAGTAAGAGCCACATTATTAAAAGTAACATGAGCTACATTATTACTTGTATCTAATGCTAAAGTTGTACCTGCTAGTGTTGAACCTGCTGTAGTATAACCATTACCATTAGCATGTTCATCATTATTACCACCTGTTAACGAAGTAGCTCCATTATCATAACTTGTAGTATTTGCATTATAATTATCAGTAGGATTTTCTTTTATTAATGCTAGTTTAAAAGTGTGTGATGAAAAATTGTGAACTCCTTGTAACAACTCTTGTTTAAAAGTATTACACAAAGCTGTTGTAATTGTTCCCATTTATGTCTCCTATTATTTATACAATAAGAGAGAGCAAGTTTCCCTGCTCCCTCCATTGTTAAGTTAAACTATCATTAATCTAGATAGTTTCTATCTGCTTCAGCAGCTGCTCTAGTTGCAGTTAAAGGTTGGACTATCATCCAAAATTTAAATGCGCCTGCCGATGGAGCATTAGAACCTGCAGTCTTAGCATTAATTACAGTAGCAGTATCAAAATACTGTGCGTTAGTATTTGTAGATACTGTAGTTGCATTTAATGTTTTAGCTGCATTAATGTCTCCTGTACAGATAAGGTCAGCATCACCTGCTGTACCAAATTCTACAGCATTAGCACCACCAACAGTAGCTGCTGTAGTACAAGTTGCACCACAAGCAATTACAATGCTGTTTGCAGGAGCAGTACCAATAGCATGAGTAGAACTAGTTGTAAGTGAGCCATGAGCTATTGCATCAGTCTCAACTTTATATGCTTGAGTTAAAGCCATACTTAAATCCTCCCTTATGCTAAGTTATATTTAGCAGTCACAATAGCTTCAGGTCGAAGTATCTTTCTGCCATATAAGTGCATACCACGAACAATGTCAGCAAAGCTGTCAGGATCACGGTAAGTTTCAGTTTTACTGATTTGTTCAGCAGTTGCTACAGCAGAACCATGACCTGCAACTATAACACCAAAGTTTGTGTTATTTAAAGATGCAGCAGTTCCCGGACCAGTACCTACAGAAGGAAGGTTACTTGATACGTAAACTCTAAATCCTGCTAAATTGCTAAGAGTTAAACCATTCTTAACAGAAGCGTCTGCGTAATCAGCATTAACTAACTTAGAATGTTCATCAGCTAGTTGCTCCATAAACACTGGATCAATTACGAGCCATCTGTCTTGGGTATCAACCTGCTGTTGATTTAACAGTCTATTCATTCTGTTCACAATCATCATAGGAGTACAATTAGCAGTTCCTATGGATGTAGCACCATTAGGTAGGTTAGCTACAGGAATAGAATTATTAGTACCCGGTGAGTTAATGTGACCAAAACTATCAGCAGTTAATGTGTTTTGAGTTAAAAGTTCTGCACCTGTTGAGTTAGCACCATCTGAGGCACTTGACACAGACTTTGAGCCATTGATTGTAGTATTCAATGCACTTGCAGCACTATGAAGAGAGGCTTGAGAATAACCTGCTAAGTAGCCAAGAACTTCTTGGTCATACTGATCAGCTAATCTATAAGCAGCTCTACTTGTAGCTAAGTCCATAAAATTTACATGACTCTGAGCTTCTTCAATGTCATCCATTTTAAAAGCATAGTAGTTTGCTTTATCGACAACAAGGTTGAAGTCTTCATCATCTAAATCTTGTGCAGTGATTTGAGTACCTCTTTTGTACTCACTTACTGAGATTTCTGGTTCTTTAATAATCCTGACTGTATCGCCTTGATTAGAAATTTCACCAAAGTAATCTGAGTTTGTTATGTCTCCCACAACAGTTGACTTACGGAATGCAAGCTGTACCTGCTTGGAATAAATGACTGGTGAAAAATTACCATTAGGTAAGTTTCCATGAGTCGCTTCTTTTGCAAAACCTGCCATAATAAATTCCTCCTATTATTGTTTTGCTTTGAGTTGAAAAAGCTAAACATAATTAGAAGAGGCTATATGTTCTAGAGTGCATAAATATGGGTCTATACTAATATAGGTAGTCTTATTTAGTTTAGTCTTTAGGTTTGACTTACACACAAAGGTAGTCTGTATTAGAGGCTTTGTGTCTAAGGGTTAGTTATACTGATAAATTCTAATTTGTCAAGTCTTTATCTAGCATTTCCTGAAATATCGTAAATTATTCTATTTGATCTACGAGCTTCATTAATTTTTTCTGCATTTTTCTCATACTGTTGATCTGACATCTTTGCAATATCAGACTCTTTAATAGTATCAGATGTTTCACTAGGGTCTACTTTTGTTTTAGATCCTTTGTCTACCAACGAGGCAGCAGCTTTTCTTTTATTTTTTGTATCCGATCTTGTAAGTCCATTATCAACTTTATACAAATCAACAACACGTATAACCGAAGCAGCATCATCTTCATTTTCGTACAAAGCATTTTGAACCCACATAGGCTGTGCTTCAACCCAATCATGAAACTGATCGGAACTACGTAGTTCATCAAAGTCTTCATGTGCTTTTCTAATTTCATTCTCTGCACGACTCCTTACAGCTTCTTGTTTAGCCTTATTTAATTCTTCTATTTGAATATTAGCTTTATCAAACATTTGTTTAGCTTTTTTATCAGCTATGGTTTCTACTAATCCTGCTACATCTGGATATTCTTTTGCCCAGTTAGCAATCTCTTCATCTGATTTAGGTGGTACAAGTTTATCTGTCTTACCTAATTTTTCTTCTAGCTCCTTAATTCTGGCATTATATTCTTTCTCTTTAGCAGCTAGATGTCTTCTAACATCACCATACCTAGTCTTAAAAGATTTCTCTTCATCACTAAGTTCCATTTCCTGTTGAGCTTCTTCAACTTTTTCTTCAACAGGTTTATTCTGTTCTTCCATAAGTTGCTTTAACTCTTCTTCATCTTTCTTTATTCTATCAGCATTTGAAGTTCTATTTCTTTTAACAAATCCTGCGCTTTTTACTTTTTCTACTGTCTCTAATTCTGGCATTCTATTTCCTTTCTTGGGGTCAACATTGTTGAGTAGCCAATTTATTTACTGCCTAGGCCCTTTCCTCTAGGCTTCTTAGGGTTACGTTTAGGTCTACTTAGTAGTCCTCCTTTATTAAAATCATCAAATGAATCTGCATCACTTTCATCAACAGCATATTTTTCATTAAATGCTTTTGTTTCATCAACTTGTTTTTTAGTCATTTTTACTGGCGATACTTTACCTTCAGAATTTATTGCATTTATAGTTACTCCACCATCATCATCTCTATCTTTACTTGCTATTGTAAAACCAGAGTCTTTAGTACCACCTGTATAATCTACTGTACCATCAGCTTTTATTGATCCTTTAGTAGGTGTTAGTGTTCCACCACCACCTTGACCTTGACCTTGATTATTAGAACCACCACTTTGTCCCCAAGTTTTATTTGACTTGGATAACTGATCTGCAATTCTAGTCTTTGCACCATTAAGAATTTTCTGTCCTAACTCTGTGCCTAACAAGTTTCTTGTAGCAAAACTAGATTCATTCTCTATATGATCTTTTATTTGTTCTTCAATTGCATCAGCTTGTTCTTCAAATCCTGCTTCTCTTGCAGCATCTGCCATAATACTAGC